ACCCCGCCGTTGCAGCGGTCGCGCGGGAGTGTTGCCCCGCTGAGCTCGACCACGCCCGCGCCCGCGCCGCGGTTCCAGCTGCCCCCGCGACACACGCAGCGTTCGGCTACGCCGTTATTCCACCAGAAATAATCGCCTTCGTAGTCAGCTTCCTGAGCGCCTTCGTCCGGGAGAAGGGCAAGGGAGCGGAGCAGGATCTTAGCAGCCTCTCCGACTGCTGCCGCTGCGGTGACTTTTCCGAAGGCGCAGCTGCGGCTTGCGTCCTGAGAGCTTGCGACGGTCGTTGTCCACTGCCATGCACCGCTTACATAGTCCAGCTTCACGGTGCTGCCGGAGAGAGTCGCGGAGCTGTCGCCCACTTCGCACTCAGGCTCTACAAGGGAGCCGTCGGCCGCATTGATAGCCTTCCAGCACACGCTGGTTGTGTTCTGCGGGTTGTCCGGATCCGCTGCGTCGTTGTTGGCAAGGATCTGGAGCTCGCCCCACACAAGACGAATACCGCCCTGCCATTCCCACACGTTACCGTTCAGATCCCAGATACCGCTCAGAGTTTTGTCGTGGCTCCATGTGAGCGGGCCGGTGCCAGTTGCCACTCTGGCCGTGGTGCCTTCCGGCTGATCGCTGTCCGGGCCGTAGAAGCTCGTCGGGATCGCCTTGTAGTTGCTCTCGCGGGTGTCCTTTCCGTAGTTGTTATTCCCGTAAGGCATGAAGCCGTTCTTTTTACACCAGAGGGCGATCGCGGCCCACTCGGCGTTGGTGGAGAGGTGCCAGCCTGCGCCCTTTGCCTCGCAGCGGGAGCGGGCGGTGTCAAAGTTAATGTTTGCCGCCGGATCCTCGCCCGGCAGACTGTACGCTGCCGCGATACTGCCGTCGGTCAGCTGGGTGGTGTGTACGACGTTCTGGTACTTGGAGTACCAAAATCCGGGGATTTCCTGCCCGTTTACAATAAAAGCCGGGTGGGTGCTGTCGTTGCCGCCGGTCAGCACGTCGCTGTTCTTAAATTTCGGGATATACACCATAACGGACGGCAGATCCGCGTCGTCCACAAAAATTTCATTGTTCGGGCACACGCTTTTGAGTGCCAGACTGGAAAGATCAAAGTTTGCCATTGTCATGTCCTCCTTTTTGGTTTATTCAATGCTCCAGAGTACAAGAGTAACGTCGCCCATGTCGAGCGGGTTCTGCTCTCTCTGCACAGTGCTGTTCATACCCTCGCCAGTGCCGGACATGGGCGACGCGCCTTCCTCCGGTTCAATCGGTGTCTCAGTGTAAGTGGCTGCCGGGATCATTACCTGCGCCACATAGCGGAGCCCTGACTCGGTGCCGATCGTAAGGTTTCCGGCCTTGTCCTTGCAAATATCCACGGTCACGTCCCAGTCTTTCTGGTACTTTGCCGCGTTAATCATCAGCTCATAATCGCCGAAGATCAGGCAGGTGCCCGTCTGCTCATAGGCAATTTTCGGGCCCGCGTTCTTTTCAATAACCTTTACATTGTTCTGATCTGCCATGGTTACATTCCTCCTTTAATTCTCAGTTTGATAGTGGCGTTTTTGGCGCTGCCGTCATAGGCCACTTTGAAGCCATTCAGCAGGCGGCTGAAAATCTTCACGTCGCCGACATTCCCGTCATGCTCCAGCACTTCGGCCTCCACGGTGTAGTCCGTGAAGTTCCGGGCCGTATTCAGTGCCACGGTTTCCACCGAGTTGTTGAACGGGAAGCTCTCGGAGTTTTCGAGCGTGATCGTCTGTTCTTCGGTGGCTACCTGATCGGCTGACAAGGAAGCGGAGATCAGGAGAATAGCAGTCGCCAGATGTGCGTCGGAAATGCCTTCCTCCATGTTGTTGAAATGCCCGGCGCTCTGGTCTGTACCTTCCTGAAGGACTTCCTCTGTATCTTCGTCCACCACTCTGTCAAGCCAGTAAGTTGCGTTATACATGCCTGTTTACCTCCTTCCTTTAGGCTGTTACTTCGTAGATCGGGATCGAGAGCTTAATCATTGTGCCTTGTCCCTCTACTTTGTTGATCGTGCGCTGCTGGTATGCAGCGACTTCCCCGCGCGTATCAATCAGGCGCGAGGCGTCGATCGTGCAGGCCACGGAGTCCAGTGTCGGGAAGGTAGCGTAGATCACAAGCGTGTCGCCTTCGACGAGCTTTTTATTGATAGCTCCCCGGTGCCAGCTGCCGCCGGTCTGCACTTCTATGGCATGGATCGAGCGGAGCCACTGATCCCTCCGGTGTCCCATGAAGGTGTCGTAAAAGTAGCTCATGCGGGTGTCCTCCTTTCGATTTATTCACCGCAGCACCGCGTCCCGCATTTCACGAAGCTATACGCCACGCTGGAGACTTGCAGCGCTGTAGCTGCTTTGTTTGTTGCGGCCGCGCCTATTGTGCCGCCGCCCGGCGTGGTACCGCATTTCTGCGTCCCGGCCTTTATAAGTTGGTACAACAAAAAAGCCGCCGCCAGATTGACGCCGACTGCGTGCTGCAGCACGTTTCCCAGAGTTCCAGGCCTTGGATATGTGCCGCAAATTTGCCCGGAGGTTTTAGGCAGCTCGTAGGCCAGAGCCTTGTCTGCCTGCTCCACTTTAATTTCTTGTCTGAGCACTCGCCCCAGTGTGGCGGTGTTTGGGTAGGTTCCGGCCTCGCGGGCGAAGTTGTAGCGGATCGCCTGAGTTTCTGCTTCGGCGGTGATCCCGCTTTTTACTATTGCGCCCAGCGTTCCCGGTCGTGGGTATGTGCCGCATGTCAGCTCCCCGGCCTTTGTGAAGCCATAAAGGTGCAGCGTTTCCTCCGGATCCGTTTCAATGCTCGGCTTCACGATAAAGCCGACGGTTGCGATCCGCGGTCGGGTGCCGCATTTCACGAAGTTATATCGGTGCAGCGAAGTGTCCAGCCGGTACTCAATGCCCGGATCCGGCCCTTGCTGCCAGTAATAGAAAACGCCCGCAAGGTGCGAGCGTGCGTTTTTTGCAGCCTTCACGGCCTCCACAAACTTTTCAAAGTTCTGGGCGTCCGTGTTGGTGTTCGTTGTCAGTGCCACGAAGGTGTAGGGGGAGTCGTACATTTCGTACCACTCCATGACATAGCCCTCGCCGAAGTAGGCAGAGATCAGGCGTTCAACGGCCCATTTTGTCCCGCGCTTGCGTTTGATCTGCTGGGCGAGCTTGATCGTCTCCCTTTTTTCTTCCAGACTCATGCCGGTGGAGTCATACCAGTCAATGTCCAGCTCCCACGCCAGCTCGTCACACTCTGGCTCGTTGAGGTTGTCGATCTCGTCCCACGTCCGGATCGTCGGGATCCTGTTGCCGGGTGGCTGTATGAGCTTATTCATGGCCTTGCTGAGTGCGATCGCTGCCTCGTCGTCGCGCATGAAGGCGGGCAGGAGCCGCACAAAGTCAAGATCTGATATTTTCATTCCTGCCATAGCCTCGCCTCCTTAGTCCTTTACTTTGTGGGAAACGGTCAGCTTCCCGGAAAACTCGGCCACGGTGGTGCTTGGAAGTTCGGTATATACCGGCTTAATGATGTTCACCCGCGTGGCTCCGGTCAGTCCTTCCTCCCAGTGAGGGCAGAGGATCAGTTTCCGCAGATAGTCCGGGTTTATGTCTTGGTCGAGGCTGGATCCTTGCCAGTAGATATACTGGTCGATTGCCCCGCCGGATCCTTCCACATTCTCCACGACTTCGGACTCGTTCGCCTTCGTTGTCCAGTATTCCAGCTCAATGTCATATTTGAACGTCGTCGGAGCCTCCACCTGCACCAGATCCGTGAGCGGCCTCACGTCGTCAGCAGAACAGGCCGCCAGCACGTCGGCCAGTATGTCCTCGTCGGGGATTTCTCCACCGGCGCATATTGGCACGATCTTGACGCGCCCGTACATGTTCCGGGTGATCTCGATCTTTACGGTTTCCGCTTCGGACAGAGCCCCGGAGAGTGCCAGTGTCAGCAGTTCGTCGCTATATGTGGCGGTGTAGTCCGTTTGAGGCACGGCCTCCGCTCCGCTTGGAAGGTACACAGTTAAGGTTTCCGGCAGGAGATTGGCACCGCCTTGGAAGGCGTGGCCGTCATATACCGGCAGCGTGCGCGTGACGGTTTCTGTCTCAGACTCCACCACCGCGTCAGTGACGAGCGGGTTTGCGGTCATGGCCCAGTATTTGTAGGCTTTGGCCGGGCCTGCTGTGCTGAGCCGGTTTTCTGCTTCCCGGATCCTTTCCCGGTATGCTTCGTCGTCCTCCCGGTCGCCGCCTCCTGCTGTGGCTTCCGTGTTGGTTACATAGTCGATCAGGGGCACGTCGGAGACGTCCACGATCTGAGAGATCTCTCCGATCGCTATGTCGTTGTAGTCAGTGCCGCCGCTTTCTGCCGTGGCCGATACCTCCACATAGAGGCTCCCAGCATAGAGCACGACGGTGGCGTCGGTCAGGAAGTAGTGAACGAAGTCGTTCGTCACCCGGATCCCGGCCGGTATAACAATATTTGACGCTATGGCCTCGTTGATACCGAAGCGCAGCGTTGTGGTGGCGAAGGTAGGATCGAGGCGTGGAGTGTCCCGGTTTTCGCCCAGAGCGTCCAGCACGGAGCCGCGAGCATAGCGGAGCATTTTCTGCTTGCAGGCGTCGTTGACACTGTTATACACGGCCACGATCACCTCGGCCATGGCGTCGCCGAAGATCCGGCGCTCGTCACCCGGATAGAGCGGATCGTTGACTCCGTTCTCCAGCTCGCTGATAATGGTTTCATGCACCTTTTGGGCGCTTGTCTCTATGAATTGGAGCTCGCTCATTCGATTTCCTCGTCCTCCTTTCTTTCCGTGATATTCACAGTCATATTAAATTCACCGGATAAAACGCCAGAGGGATCCGTGACGATTTCCTCAGCGTTTACCCGTGGTTCGTAGGTTTCGAGCACCCACTCGGCGTCGGCTGCTGCCGCGTCGGTGGCGTTTGGCTGGTCGATCAGAGCACCGTCCCGGCCCCTGAGTCTGTCGTATGCCACCTCGCCCCGCACGGTTCGCAGCAGGTTGGCCGCGCACACCTGCGGGAGCCCGTTTCCTTGCGCTCTCATGGCCTCCCTCCTTTACACGAGCGTGACTTCGCTCAGATATACCCAGCTGTTGATCCCGTCCGGGTGGCCGAGCAGCACCTTGTTTTGGCTTTCCTTGATCTGGCTTACCTTATGGCTGCGCTCTTTTACCCAGTTCGGGATCGTCTGGCCGGTTGCATACCTGCTCCCGGTCGGCCTTACATAGCAGCCGACGGTGATCGTCTTTTTTGGCGCTGCCTGCACTTGCGTGTTTGCCGGTTTGTTCTGGGATTTCGAGGCCGTGCTGGCTTTCACATTCAGGGCGGTGGTGCTTACCGGCACGCTTGTGGTGTCGGGATCATACTCCTTAAATTCAAAGGATAGCGTCGCCAGTCTCATGCGTCCGAGGTCGTCGATCTCGACGTTGCTCACGGACACTTTGCGGAGCTGGAGCTTCGGCCCCAGCTTCTTGCCTCCCAGATAAAAATAATTTACTTTTGTGACAAGCTCTTTCCAGCTTTCGATCTCTGCCCGGACGTCCACGCCCGCGCCGCTGTGCAGCACGGTGGTGAAGCTGAGCGGGAATAGATCCGTGCCTCGCTCGTTGGTGGTTTTCTTTTCCTCGGTGCTGGTGTTGTTGTCAGCTACCTGAGAATAGGAAAAGGCCAGCCCCTCCAGAGCGACGACTTTTTTCTGAGATACGGCCCATGTTTTTGAGCCCCATTTTGCCATTGTCGCCATATTGGCCCCTCCTTATGTTGGCCTGCCGGTGGTGCCGCTGCCGGGTTCTACGCCTCCATGCCTGTGCCCGGATAAACTCACGCCGCTGGCGTTTACGTCTCCGTCCGGCACGGATATGGATCCGGCCGTCAGTCCGGGAAGGTAAGCGCCCCACTCGCCGTCGGCCCGGCCGAGCAGCAGCCCGCTGGCGTCGTCAAATTCGACATACACCACCGGTGTGCCTTTGGTGAGATTCCCTGTGCTCCCTCTGAGGTGCCACGGGATCACAATCTTAGCGGTCGGTTTGGCCCCGGCGTCGGAGGGGAGCACGCGGGCGGTGTTGCCCTCTATCCCGGCGATTGTTCCCTTGTAGATATTTCCCATTTAGTAGCCCTCCAGCAGATCCCTGAAATAGATTGTTGACTTGTTCCCTACGAAGTCATGCCGGACTTTGTACACAAAGACGGTACCGTCCCACATGCTTGCTTTTGTCGTTTTTAAAGTCAGCAGGCTGGCGGCTGCGTACCCGGTCATTAGAGCCTTGGAAAACTGCCCCGTGTGCCCGTATTTGTTGGCATTTCGGAGCAGGCCCTTGGCGAAGCGGGCCGCCTCTGCGTTGCTGGTGACTTGGATCGGGCTCTCCGGCCGCAGTATGGCGCTGTTTGAAGCGTCAGCCACATATTTGCCGGAGTAGCTCCCGCTTGCCACCTCGCAGGAGCCGAACATGGTGTCGCGGTTGTCCTCATAGGTAAAGACGCCGTTTTCGTCCACCGTGAGGCTGCCCGCTGGTTCCTGCTGCTCAATATAATGCTCGTTATATGCGAGCAGAGAGCCGTCAAAAATAAGCATTTGACAGCCCTCCAGCATACAAAGACGAGAAAAGACTGCAAAGTCTCCCTCGTTGTTTTGCCTGATATACGGGTAAACCTGATCTTCGCACCCGTAGTTTTTGAAGGTGAGGCCGTGGTTCCCGGCAAATTCATTTGCCAGTTGAAGGAAGCGCACACCCTCCCAGCTCTTTGATTTCCGGATCTTTGCCGTTTTCGGCATAGACATGGCCCGGATCGTAAAAAGCCCGTTTTCTGGTTTCATGGAGTGTATGAACATTTTCCCGGTGTCGCTCGCGCCTTCCTTGAAGCGCACCGTGTCACCGGCTGCCGGTTGCCACTTGCTCCATATTCCCTTAGTGTCATTGAAACGGATCACGAGCGTGTCGGCCTGCTTTTCTGCGAACATTTCATGCACGCAGTAGTTCACCGACACGTCGTTGTATATGTCCGTCCCGTTGTAGTAAAAATTCACGAAGCGTCCAGCTCCGGGATTTCTTCGCCCCGACGCCACGGCGGCAGAGTTTCCGGCGTCTCTGCGTCCTCGACGATCGGCAGCCTGAGGGCCACGTTCGCCTCGAATATCAGAACGTCCGCATAGTCGGGGTTAAATTCAATAATGTAGTGGGCGAGGGTTTCCTCGTTATACATTTGCAGCGCGAGAGAGTCGAAGGTGTCGCCCTCCCGCGTGACGTATTCCAGATAGCCCGTTACCCTACGCATAAAGCGCCACCTCCCTTGCCTGAATAAATTCTTCCAGCCAGTCGAAAAATTCTGCCTCGTGCGCTTTGAGGCGGGCCATGAAGTCGTCGGCGTCCTCGCCGGATCCTTCCGTCTGGATCTGCGGGCTCCATGTGAAGCCGGAAAAATCGTAGTAAATGACGGTGCTCGTGTTGTTGGCGAGGCTTCCCAGAGAGAAGTCGTCCAGAGCGAGCAGTTTCCCGGCAGTGTTCGTGAGTCCCGTGTTTTCCCCGGAGGAAGATCCGAGGGCTCCGAGCAGCTGCCCGGCTTTCTGCCAGATAGCAATATTTTGATCTCGGTAGGCGGGATCGAACGAGATTACTGCCTCCATGCCTTCCTCGCCTGCGATTGATACGCCGTCGGTAAAGCCGCCGGTTGCAAGCATTGGAATGTTTGGGAGATTGATCCCGAAGGTTTTGCCGCCTACGGCCGGTACCCAGTCTGGGATCGTTACGCTGATACCGTTCAGCGCGTTGATTGCACTGTTCACGAGGCCGATCACGGCGTTGATCGGTGCCTTTACCAGCCCCACCAGTCCATTAAAGATACCACCAAAAACCTGAACGACTCCGCTCCACGCTGAGCTCCAACTTCCAGAGAAAACGCCGGTTATAAAGTTAATCAGCCCTTGGAAGATAGAGATCAGGCTTTGTACGATCGGCTGGATCGCCTGAATGGCAGCCCCTAGCACGGCGGTGAAAATGTTCGCCAGCGCTTGCAATATCGGCATGATTGGCTGCAGCACCGTGTTAATGAGTGACATAAAAATGTTAATCAGCGGCGTGATTGCCGACATGATGAGGTTCAGGATCGGCTCCACCAGTGAAATAATGAGATTCAGGATCGGCGTCAGCAGCGACACGATCATATTCAGGATCGGCGTCAGCATGTTGAGGATCTGGATCAGGATTGGAAGCACCGCCTGAATAATCTGCATAATAATCGGCAGAATGGTGTTAAGCAGCTGAATAATCACCGGCATGATCGCGGTCACAATCTGTGAGAGAATCGGGAGCAGCGCACTGATAAGCTGCACAAAAACCGGAAGGATCGCCTGAACGATCTGCATTAAAACCGGAAGCAGTGCGTTGATAAACTCCACCAGCACCGGCAAGACTGCCTGAATGATCTGCATTATCACCGGGAGCAGCTGGTTGATTAGGTCTATCAGCGTAGTGAGCACTGTCTGGACGATCTGCGTCAGGATCGGGAGCATTTGGTTTATAAGGTCAATAATAACCGGCAGAATAGCGCCGATCAGCTCCACCAGCACCGGGATCACTGCCGAGGCAATTTGTGCGAAGGCAGAGAGAACGGTCGCCGCAGTCTGTTGGATCAGCGGCATAAGCTGGTTAATCATTTGCATGATTCCGGCTCCGAGCTCCGAAAAGCTGGCTTGCAGCTCGGCCCAGATTGCTGTCACATTAGCCCGGAAGTCCTCGTTTGTCTGCCATAAATACATAAAACCGGCAGCCAGCGCGGCCACGATTGCGATCACGGCCATGACAGGCCCGGAGACTGCGCCGAGGGCGGTCGTAAATCCGGTGATCGCTCCCTTTATCTTTCCAAACTGCGCCACAAGAGAGCCCCAGTTCATAGCCACCAAAACGGCGCTGAGCGTTCCCAACGCAAGGCCGATCTCAGGAAGGTGAGACGATACCCAGTCCACCGCCGGGGCTACGTTTGCGTTCACATAGTCCACGGCCTCTTTCATGGCGGGAGTGAGTTCTTCGGCTACCGGCTGCACCACTTCGGACTTGATTGTGCGCCCCAGCTGGGAGAGTGAGCTCTCCAGCGTATCATAGGCGGCGCTGTCCAGTTGTGCCATGGCGTCGGAAGTGCTCTGGATCGCGCCCTGTGTGTCCATAAGGGACGCCACGGTGTCAACGCCCAGATCCTCCCACATAGTGCCAAACAGGCCGACGCCTGCCTGATATTGCAGCGTCGCGTCGTCGCACTCTTGCAGAGCCTCCATAATGTCGCCGATCGCAGCCTGAGCCTCTGGCCCGCCCTTGTTGAATTGAGCGATTACTTCCTCGGTATTAAGGCCGAGCTGTTCGAGGTACTCGTTTGCTGTGCCGTCGCTCATTCGTATGTTAAACTCTTTTACCGCGTCGCCCAGCTTGTCAATGCTCCATGTTCCAGTCTCGGCTCCGTTTGCCAGCATGTTGAACATGTCGTCGGCAGAATATCCGGCGTTCCGAAACTGGACGCTGTACTCGTTGATCGTGTCCAGAAGGTCGTCGTTTTGGTTCAGTCCTTTTTGTGCCCCTTGCACGATAAGGTTAAACGCTTCCTCTGCGCTTATGCCAAACTGATCCGTGAGGCTGTTCGCAGCCCTCAGGCTTTCCACTACGTCGAAGCCGAACACGTCCTCCAGCGCGATCGCGTTTTTGGTTATCTGAGCCAGCGAAGCCTTGTCCAGATTGTCGGTCATTTGAATGACGGTGGAGAGTTTTTCCGAAACGTCTCCGAGGCTGTCGCCATAGTTGGAGTTGTAAACCTCGTACATGACGTCCTCGAAGCCTTCGAGTTCTTGCGCGGTGGCTCCTGTTCTGGCGCTTAGCATAGCGAGAGAGGTGTCTCCCTCCGTTGCCAGCTCCTTGAAAACGTCCACCGCTTTATTGATCCCCTCGGTCACAAGGTTGGCAAGGACATTTTTCAGCACTGTGTAGCCTTCGCTGGAGCTTTCCGCGTCCTGCCCGGCGTCCTCCAGAGAGTTGCCCAGTTGATCCGCTGCCTGTTCGGCAGCACTTAGCCTCTGCCGGTTCTCGTTCAGATCGCCGGAAAGTTGGCTGATCTGGCTTGCCAGCTGCCGCGCTTCGGCCGAGGTTTCGCCCTGTTCAAGCGCTACGTTGGCATAGGAGCGGCGCAGAGTCGCAAGCTCCGCTTCCTGTTCGCCGATCTGTTTTTGCAGCTTGCTGTATGCGTCGGCGGTTTCCTGCTGGCCTCCAGCGAGCTTTTGGGCTGCCTCGTGGGCTGCTTCGAGTGCTCCCCGGTTTTCGTTCAGTTCGTTGGACAGATCCTGAATGGTGTCGGCAAGCCTTAGAGCCTCGTCGGTGCTTTCAGATCCGCTCACGATATAATCTTCGTACCCTCGCTGGAGGTTTCTCAGTACAGACTCCTGTGTATTGATTTCCGCTGCCAGTTTAGCGGCAGCTCCGGCAGACTCCAGCGTCTCCTGACTCATTTCTTCGAGCCGGTCAACTGCCTGCTTTATAGCCTGCTGTAAAGACGGGCTGAGGCTACCGGCGATCTCGATCGTAGATTGTAAGGTCTTGCCCGCCATGTCCTCACCTCCGTTTCCTTACATGTTTGGGCTTGAAGTGCGGCCGGTTCTTCTCCATGCGTTTTCTTTCTTCCGCGAGATCCTCGGCCGCCTCTGCGTATTCAACGATAAAATCTGTTACTCGCTTTTTTTCGAGGTCTGCCGTGCTGGTGTGGTAGACTCTGGCGTAGTCTCTGTAGGCTCGCCGGAGTCGTCGCCCGTTTGTGTTTTCTCCCCCGACGCGAGCATAAAATTTCGGCCGATCGTCATAACCTCCACGACGTCGTGCCCTTTGATCCTTTCGAGGTCGGAAAAATCATAAGAGGGGTTCACTGCCACAATGGCAGCGAAGCCGAGGTAAAGGTGGAGACTAAAATCAAATTCAGCCGCCGGGGCGATAGAAATATCTTTCCGGCCTGCTGCCGCCTTCCTCCGTGACTCAGCCGTCGCAAAAAGGATCCCGTCGATCTCGTTCGAGTCGTAGGTCACTTCGGTGATTTCGTTCCCGTTAATCAGGATCGGATTTTTCAGGCGCAGCGTGCCCTTGATCGGGTTTTTGGTTACTTCTTTCATGCTTTGGCTCCTTTCACAAAATAAGCCCGCCAGAGGAAAGTCCGGCGGGCCGTTAATTCAGATATTCATACTTAGAGCAGGTTGTTGATTGCGCTCATGTAGTCCTTGCCATTCACGCGGAGGATCTGGCTCAGTCTGTCCACGCACATATACTCCGCGCCGTTTGCGTAGATCTGCATACGGGTGACAGTGTAAGTGCCTTCCGCTTCGGTCGCGGATCCGATTTCAACGCCCAGCTCCGGGAGCGCCGCGGGCATAACACGGACAAAAGCCTTGCAGCCCTCAGTCCCCTGAGTGCCGTCAGACTTGACGACGTTCTGCACCCAGCGAAACTCAAGGTTTTGCTTTTCCAGACGTCCCAGACGGCTGAGGCCCATGTCCACGCCGATCTTGGTGATCGTGAGCTCCATGTTTTCCAGAAGGCCCACGAGTGGCACGGTCATGTTACCCATGGCCATGACGTCAGCGGTCATAAATTCGAGGCCCGGAAGGGTGAAGGCCACGTCCTTAGCCACCAGCGTGTTGTCGGCGTAGACGGTATCAGCCACCACCGGCCCTTTAATATCCAGCCATTTTCCCATTTTTCTGCACCTCCTTATTCAGACTCAAAGAAGGACTGGAAACCTTCATCGGTATAGCACACGCGAACAGTGCCGGATTTGAACGGAGGTGTAGGCGTTGCGGAAATATCCCACACGAAGTCGCCGTTCATCATGTCGCTGGTCGGGTTTGCACTCTCCAAAAACTCCACCGTAGGAGTGCCGATCAGAGCGCCGATCCCCAGAAGGGTGTCGAGCTTCTGCTTCTCGAAGTTCAGGATCGTGTCCTTGTCCTGCGGAGTCATGGGGGAGTCGATCTCCGTTCCGTGATCCAGCTGGAAGCTGTTAGTGATGTGCATAAGCATACGGATATTGTTGTCGAAGATTGCGCGGGCGTCCATGCTGCCATTGTAGGTGTAGGCCGCTGTGTGCGGGCCCCAGAGTACCCACTGACCGGCCCAGAAGCAGGCCGTTGTAATGCCTTTCTCATTCAGGCTGTTGGCAGTCTGCTGATCGAAGCCGCGGCTCTTGGAGTCTGCCCCAAAATACTGAGCCGTTGCCATGATCGCCTTATTGGACGGAGACTCGAAGGGCACGCCGTCGTTCTCCAGATCCACGCGCAGCATAGTGGCGCTTCCAACGGTGGAGAGGTGGAACACACGGCCGCTGCCGTCTTTCACCTGCGGCCAGTACACTTTACTGTACTCGCTGTTATATCCGTTTTCTTCGGCCCACTCCTGAGCCTTTGCGATCGTGTCGATCTTCTGGCTCTGGCTGTCCACCAGAGGAATGTCGGCGTTGACGAAGCCGTCCCAGTGGCCGTTGAGCTTCTGGACGGTGCTCACCATAGCCTTGTAAACTTCCGGGATATGGCTCCAGCCGGGTGCTGCCAGAATATTGAGGACGGCATTGTGGTACTGATAGAGCAGAGACATGGCGTGCAGCCCGGTGTACTGGCCGTCTGCCGTTTCCTGCCCGATAATGTCGTCAGACTCTACCGCCGAGGTGTCCACGGTGTTGTAGGTACACTCCAGACTATCAGTCTCCAGATCTTTGAGCAGCTGCACCACGACGGTGCCCTTTGTAAAGTTGTAGCTGAGGGAATAGTCCACATCTTCGGCCTTGTCGGCGATCGCGAAGGTGTCCAGAATAATGTCAGAGCTCTCAAACTCCGTCCGATTATTTTTGAAGGTCAGCGTTTTTGTGGTCTTTTCCGCGTCCTTGTGTACGTCCGGATCGAGGACGTTCACGACGTAGATCGGGCCCACATTCCCGACGGTGTTGTCAAAATGCTGGGCGAAGGCTTCGCAGAGTGTGAAGTCGGCCCAATTCTGTGCATATCCGAGCTTGCTCTGGGCGTCGCCCATGTCGGTGAGCTTAATCGGCATATTGACAAGATCCATGTCGGCATAGCCCCGGATCAGGTTTACCGGTGCGGTGCCGATATAGGCGGCTACGACGTCGGCCTGTGTAGTGCTTGCTACTTTACTGTCGCCGATCTCGCCGTAGGCTCCATGTTTATAAGCCATAATTTTGCCTCCTTATCATAAAAAATCTTCGTATTGTTTCGGGGTTGCGGTGGTTACACCCGCCTCCAGCGTGAAGGTGATCCAGTTATGCCAGTACGGGTAATAATCCCAGATGTTCCCTTCCTCGGTGAAAAGCCCGTACTTGATCCCCTGCTCTTTCACGAGCCGGTGGCCTGCGATATATTCCGCATTTTCAATTTCCCGCAGCACCAGATCGGCGAAGTTGAACGAGTCTCTCCAGCCGTTCATGTTGCGGGTGTATGTCTTTGCAGCCTCCCCCGTGGCGCGGTAGTAGGAGTACCCGCCGAGTGCTGCGCTGTTTTGGCGAGGGTAGTATATTTCCCCGCCATGTTCTCCGGGGTTCCAGCAGGCAAGGCAGAGCCGAAACTGGAGCCGACGCTGCCGCTTTATGAGGTCGTCGCTCCCCTCCATAAGCTGAGCGCATACCGAAGGGATCGGGGCCGGTACATTCGGCGGCAGCCTGTCCTTTCCCGGAGTGTATAAGGGGAAGGCGGCCGGGTTCACAAACTCCACGTCGTAGTCGGTGTCGTTCCGGTAGTCGTCCGGGAGTTTGAGCTGGCTCGCGCTGCATCCATTTTACGC